CGGAGAAGCCCCTGCCATTTTAAGAAATACCCAAAATGGATAAAGATCTCCGCAAAACACTCTGGTGTTTACACCGTATGTTTAATCACATACCCATTTCCACCTCATCACTGAGGAGGTAGGACTAACAATACGAGGCTCAGGTGCAAATCGAACATTAAGTTCGATCACCGGATCCTCGTGCCGTTTGAGATGTTGCCAAAATTCAAAATGGCGAACCCGATCTTCTATCTCGTCCAGGAATTGCTCCTGAAGACAGGAAAGATGATACGAGTAACTTCTCAATCGACGCCGTTGGTCAATACGAGTCGAAGGCTCCCATCCACGGACTTCCCGTCTGTGGAAACACGGACAAGAGATTGTCTTCACGAGAAATCGTGATTTCAATTTCCAGTTAGTGTAACCATCAGCGTAAGTACGCAAATGTGAGTCGTCTTCACGAAAGACCAGTCCGTCATAATACGGACAGCGTTGACGTAGCAGATACAAAATCTGCCGACGGGTCGTCATGAGTCCCCTGTCGAATGCCTTGTTGGCAAAAGCGACGTAGGACGCGACGTTGTCAGCCGACAACACGGTCAGCTTCGTACCGACTTCGGTACCTGAGCGCCACCATCGGGACACGCGGAATGGGTCTACTGGCCTTCCGGCTAGATATTCTCCACCACATGCCTCGCGGAACGCTAAGGAACCGCCGCCAATGAAGGTCTTTGCTGCATTAACTGAAAAGTGCAGCTGTGTCAAGGTTTCTATGATCCCCTGACACAGGTCCTCCGAAGCTACAATGTCGTCACCATAGATGCGATAATAGCCTCTATGGCCTAACTTCCGACACACGTACTCGCAAACACACGCGAAGACGAGACACTCAATAGGAAAGCATACTGCACTGCCCATTGGCGCAAACTTGTTCAACACAAGACTGCGGCCAGAGGGAAGTCTGGTAGACTCACTACGAGTGCAAATCAATGCGGGTAAAAGTCTAGTCCCTCTAAAAAGAGACTTGACAAGCGAATACGAAACCGAATCTGAGGCGTTCGAAAGATCAATCGTCCCAAATTCCCCGGCATAACTGCCCACACGAGCAAGCGACCTCGAAAGAGGCTGCTGTTCTAGGGCAATATGCTTCCGTATCTCTGGACACTGCTCAAAGTAAAGAGTAAGACACCTTAGAATACCTTGCTGTAAATATTGTAAAATGCAAGGCTCTTTGGAAATTGTCCTATTCTTCGTCAACCCTTTCGGAACACATATCAACGTGCTTCGACGGAGAAGACCTTTTTGCAGAGGGAGCGGAAAATCATCTTCGATGCGATAACCTAGTTCGTGTGAATAAAAATATTCAACACGAAGGTCTGTTCGCATACTTAGATACTTTCCTACGAGAGTGGGCGCAACGCGCTCAATCTCAGCAACGGACCCGGGACCATTACGAGGAATAAACTCATCCATCGTGAAATCGTCCATCCATTCCCGCATGATCGCATTCAAAGACTGAATAAGATCTGCTGGATAAGACCAGGTAGCCATCTGGGATTCGAATTCAATATATTCGTCTTCCATCTGGGGACCCAAGTCAAGTGAACGGAGATTTGCACGTTGGGGAAAGTTAACCCAAGTGTTGATCACGGCGAAGGCATCGACTGAGCCCTTTTCGAGAAAATCTCGAAGAGGTTCTTCAATCGGTGAGAGTAGGCCCCAATAGAGGCCTGCGTCCTTCACAGACTGTTTAAAGGTCTGGAAGTCCCACAAACTACGTTGATCGGCCTTCGACCGCGTTAAATTCTTAACGTAGTCGTCGGCATATTTTAGCGTAGCGCTGTATCGGATTACGTCAATGACGCCCATTCCTAAGAATGACCGCCAGCGGCGTCCGGCTATCAGCGAATGTGGAAGGAGATCCAAGATCAGACCGTACTGTAACAGAAGAACGTCACGAACTAATGTGACATCCTCCATGTCCAGAACGTGGCCTGGATATTGGATGGAAATGCGCCGAATCTGTGACTCGACGTCTTGAACGACGCTATAGTCATCTTGCATACAATCCCTCCTATCGGTCTATAGACCAGCTGGAAGAATTGAGCCGCGGGCTAACTCTACGATCCTCGCTGAATTGGTAGAACCAGTATCCAGCGCGGATGCACACGTACGTTTTAACAAGTCGTCCACAAGGGCGCTTGTTACGCACGACATGCTTGGTAGACGAAGAACTACTCTTCCCTTAGTAGGGAGATCGTACTCTTCACCCGTGACGGAATTCACGATGTGATACACTGTCGTGATTTCGGCCATGACTTGAACGCCCCTCTTGACGGGAGCGACACTACCAGAATCGACTAAGTCGACACCTTGGTAGATGTTGCTAATAGATGACCGTCCATAGCGAATGACTTCATGAGGAGACAGATCAGCTCCGGTGATGTTGCTTATTGTAGCTTCATCTTCGGTAACTGTAGTCTTCTTGTAGTCAACACTGTAGGATAAGTCAGGAACTGCAACGTTCTTGGTAGCCGTAACGGTATCAGTATATTGGTCTGATACGGTCCAGTTACCCACTGTGTAATTATTCATAATTACACTCCTTTCCGCGTTTTAAACACGCTAGAGGAACATCAGTTACTTGACCAGCTTGTTAATCAAGATGGCCACAGCGTCTAGGATATTTATCCCAGACGAGTGTCCCCAATCCAACGAAATACGTGGACGAGGGAGAGAAGGAGATGTGGTGCGATTGTAGATCGTGAACGAAACCGGTGCTTTTTCAAAGCCATAAGCGGTAAGGTCGATGTCGGTAATGTACGTATCTTTATAAGAATCCGTACATCCGAGAACGTCAATACGTTTAACGTAATCACGTTTATCGATTTGATCGCATAGAGCTGAGATATTCACCACCCAGTCGACGACGAAGGATAGTGGGATTAAATCCCACACATTCTCGAATGTCGGCAGCAGGTCCCAGTCATAGAGAGTCGCCTGCACCGCGTTCAGGAGGTTCTTATCGGATATGTAACCGATTTTGAACCTCAACTCGCGCGATGCAGACCAACCCTTACGACCGCTAGGAAGCTCCTCCGACAACATTGAGCGAACGACGGAAAACCGTCTTCCGTTCAGTCGTGAGCGAGCCTCCCGGAGTCCAGAAGCAATGCTCTGGATGTCAGATGCGGTCAATCTTGTACCGTATCTGAGACCCAAGTACAACTGGCTCCATGCCCTGAGATTGGTAGGATCGTGAATTAACTTCACGGCATCACCGATCTCTGAACCTATCCGCCTTATATCAGTAAGAAACGCAATAGAATTACACTGCGTATAACTACACTGATCAAGGGCGGTTAAGCTCATGTCATACAGCTGCTTGTCGGCAGGACGATTATCCGCTGAGTTATTCACACAGTGGAACATCCCGCAGGCGAGATGAAAAAGAAGATCATTAATATTCTTTTCATCATTGCAGCGTGCATCCATAACATTCGAGTACGTTACGCGAGGGATAACACTTGAACCATCATCACGATGATCCAGTTGTGCCCATACGGAAGCACTCAATTGTAGTGGATCCAAGTTACCGAGCCAGCAACCCCAAATCAAGGAGAAATCTCCAGATCGGGATGTGGCGGTACGTCTGATTGCAGCGGATTTGTGGTAAGTTACCACTCCATTCGCAACCGAGACGGTCTCGGCCCAAGTATCGAGCTTTGCGTCCACATAGTTACTGTACATACTGCTTGTGCAGTGTTCATACAGACCTATATAAACGACAGTCCGAATTAGGCCAAAGATACTAGATGACAAAGGGACCCATTTAAACCCATAGCTCCTACGAGCGACGAACACGTTGTTCCTATCAGGGACAATCGGGTCCGTCTTGTAGAGCATGTCACCCCAAGAGGGAGAAAGCATAGCATATCCAGTATTCTGTACTGAATAAGCACACTCTCCAACTAACGTCGGCATATCTGTATACCGCTGACGTAGTTTAGCTTGTAGAAACGCGGCGTCCTTATCGTAAACGAAAAGGCCATCGCTAACTGTTCTACCAGTTACTTTTGGCGTAAGTAGTGCATTGACTTGGTTATTGACACAAGATCGATCACCAAGGCGACCTTTACGCGAGCCAATTAATAGCTCAAAGGTCTGATGCTTTGGTAGCATATCAACAACACTACTTCCAGAAAGATACCTTTGATAAAGCGAGTAGCCGAAGCCTGTCGCAGTACCAACAGATGCCACCTGGGCACTCGGACTAACATATGTCCGATAAAGGTCTGAGTTTACTCGTAACACGGTCTATCACCTCCTTCCGGGAGCAAAACTCCCAAGAGCGCGGGCTACGCCCG